ATCGTATCGCCATCCAATACTTTGTCCACTTTTATCACTCTGAAGTTGTAGCAGCTCTTCCTGCTCGGTGGGGTCATTGCTCCCATTGAAATATTCTGCAAGTGCACTATTTATATTAAAATCATCATCCTCTAACTTTTTTTCTAATTCCCACTGTCTCATCCTCTGTATCCATTCATTAGCACCTGCTGCAGGACCACTTAACATCCCTGGATAAGGTTGCTGAGTTTGTGGTTCTAAGTGCCTTGGATATGCTTCTGCTTTAGGAGCAAAATAGCCCGCACCAATAAAGGCAATCGCTATGGTTCCTAATAAACCAAGAGCAGCCACTACCTTTTCATTGGCACGGACTCTTTCCGTTATTTCTTTTTGTTTTTCTATGAGAGCATCTACTTTCGTATGGAGCACAGCAATGTGTGCATCAACCTTCAGATCCTTCAATGTCTTGTCGCTCATGATTCATTTCAAGATGTGCCATCCTAAGTATATAGTAAATTGACCAAGAAACGCCACCCATCAGGATAGCCATCATAATGTTAACGCTCTGGACAACTTGATCCATTTTAGTTTACGTGAATAACTCCTTTCATTCCTGCACCAGCATGAGGTTCACACTGGAACTCATAATCTCCTGCTTCTGTAAAAGTTACATCAAAACTCTCACCACCTACAAAAGCAAGATCGGTATGTGATAGTTCTGGATGATCTGCTACCACAAAGTTATGAGGTGGTAGATCACCATTAACGATAGTAACTGTATCACCTGCAGAAATTGTTAGTTCATTAGGTTCAAAGACTAGATTGCCTCCTGAACCCATTGTAATCTCTGCGGCATATGCAATTCTTGGCATGAAAAGAACGGCTAATGCTATAAGCATTACCCATAAAGTCTGTATAAATGTTTTCATAATTGTGAACTGAATAAAGATCCCTCTGATAGTATACAGTCTATCTTATTAGGATGTTCATGTAAATATGGTACGTCTTGTGTTGCCTGTGTCTTTGCTTGCCATGCATCCTCAGCGTATTCGCAAATGCTTTGATGATGCTGGGTTTCGTCTAGATACTGAACTGTGTAATGAGACACGATTTAAAGCCGTGGGCTCGCTTAGTATACTAATATTTATTTTTCTTATAGGTAATATTAACTATTATTATCAGTGATCCCTAACTATATGTTTCTTCACTAACGTTATACTTCCTTGTCGTTTCTTATGTGGTTCAACGATATCTATTATTACAGGATTCCCTTTTATATTATCTCGAATAATTTTATGGTTACTATTTGGTTTACCATCCCTATAAGTAAAATGAAAGAAAATATAATGAGAACAATACTCCCAATATTCTTGTATAAAATGGAGATATTCTTCCGGTCCTCCACAATCAAACCAAACAAAATCAAACTGGCCATATTTCTTATATAATTCCTCTGCTTTTCCCTCAAAATTACCTTCAATAAATTCTGTATACCTTGAATCTATTATATCTTTCATCCCCTCAACCCGTGTTAATTCACCTAGAGATTGATTATCTATTACCACTAACTTCCCATCATAAGTATAGTCTTTAAAATAAGATTCACTTAGATTCCCATCATCAAAAACCCTTTCATTGTTTACTAATCCTTCAAGTAAAAAAGGTGTAGTATAACCTGCACCAATTTCCAATATTCTTTTTGGCCTTAACATCATTACCATCGATCTAAGAAAACCACCAACGTTTTCTGTACCCATACCTGGCCTATAATGAAGTGGATACTCTAAAGGATTTGGTTTCTGAAATAAATTATTTTCATCCGTTGAATCTTTAACTGGTGTTAAATATACTTCTTCTGCTTCTTGGTTTTCTATAAAAGAGAACCATCCTGTCGCAATATACTTAGTTTGAGTCTCACTTACTACCCCTCGATGATGATGTGTCCAATGAGCAGGCCAAATAAGAAGTCTACCCTGCTTCGCATCTACAACTTTATCATAACTATGAAAATAAGTTCCACCATTATCTTCCACATCATTTAAATATACCATCCATGCTAATACCCGATGTGAACGTTCCTTAGTATCATTCTCACAGTGCATATAATGATATCCCTGTCCAGGATTATATTTTTGAAGATTATATCTATTCTCCAGTCCCCATGTACCTATACGATCAAGATATAAATGAGTACCCACATATGTTCTTACATACTCGAATAAAATTTTTGAAATATAATTACCTACAAACGTTTCATTATTAAAAAAAGTATCCGGAACTTCCCAGTCATCCTTGGCAGTTCGATCTACAACATAACCTGCACCATCTCCAATTATACCTGGTACTAAATCTATCCTATCAACGTAATCAATAATCTCCTTACATTTATCACTTGAAAGAGCACCATCATATATTTCAATAAAATCCATCTCATTCTTCATCTCTACTTCTGAGTTCTACATTCAAAAGATAAAACCATACTATTCCCATTATAAAAACAAGGCCAATCCTTATTGAACTCCATGAAGTATCAATCATAATACCTGAATGACTCCTGCTACATCAGGTATCTCCATCATTAATTTCTTTTCTATACCCTGCTTTAAAGTTATAGAACTCATTGCACAAGTAGAACATGCACCACCCAATCTAACCTTAACGAAAGCACCTTCTTGCATATAATCTATCTCCACAAATTCCAACCACCCACCATCTGCTTCGATGTATGGTAGCAATTCATTTAATACTTCTATTACATTACTATCATTTAGTTCCATTTTATTTAAAAACTGCATTAACACTAATCACTTTAGCATTGGGGTTACGGGCAAGAGCAACTTTTCTCGCTTCATCATAGTTACGAGCAATGACTTCTTCTTTAAAGACAGTACCCGCAACATAAAGTTGCACCTCACATTTCAAAGTAAAATAGCCCCAATAATAAATCCTTTAGCAAATGAAATACAAACTACTTGATAGTCTGTTAATCCCCATTTGTCCTGACACTTTTTAATAAGTGCCTTATCCCATTCAACTACCTTGTCGAATGCTGCTTTTCCTTTTCCTGCTAGTTTTCCAGGACATTTAAATGCCATTTGTTTATCTCCATTTGGAGTGTGATGGTTTATCTTTATAAGGTTGTTCTCCTATTGTAGGAGGAGGATTGTCTTTATAAGGATGAGTAACCGCATCAGTTGCTCCACCCATTCCCCAATCCCAGAGGTACTTTATTTTGTACCAAGCCTTCCATAAGAATTTATTCATTTGTGTCACCTACACTAACTGCATAGTCTTTATCAAATTGATCTAAACCTTTATCTGTAAGGATATGCTTGTACATCCCTTCAAAAACTGCTGGTGGCATCGTAACTATGTCAGCACCATATTCAAATGCTCTCCCAACGTCTCTTACACCCCTTAAGGAAGCAGCAAGGACTTGAGTTGTTACCATATGTTCTCTGTATACCTTAGCGATATCTTTTACCAAACATAATCCACCAAAGGAATTATCATCAACCCTTCCAACAAAAGGTGAAACATACTTAGCACCTGCCTTAGCAGCTAAAATTGCCTGTGCTTGGGAGAAGATCAAAGTTACATTAACTTTAATACCTTCTACACTTAAATTGGCACATGCAGCAAGACCGTCTGGGGTACAAGGAACTTTGATGGTAGCACACTTACCAAACTTCTTATGCAATCTCTTACCTTCAGAGATCATATTCTCTTTACTACCAATAACCTCCATACTAATATCAGTGAGTCCAATATCCTTGAACTCCTGATACACTTCCTCATGCTTTCTACCACTCTTCCGAATAAGAGATGGGTTGGTAGTTAACCCATCAATCAATCCTGTCTTCCAATGTTTACGAACTACCTCAGTTTCAGCAGTATCTAAGAAAATTTTCATCATATCATTAAGTAGTAGGTTTTATAGGAGGTTCTCCAGATGCTTTGACTATTAATGGTGCTTGTTCAATTCTGATGGTTTGGGCAGGTGCTGCTTGAGTTGCTCTCTCAATCAACTTCTCCATATCGGCTTTAGATATAGCGCCATTAGGGCCGCTACCACCACCTTCCATCTTCATAGTTCCATCACCTTTTTTAGAAGCTGTCTGAATTCCGAAGCTAGCCAAAACCCCAGTGAAAACACTAGCTATAAAGGTCGGGTCAATTTTCTGTTGTGGTACACCAGGTATAGCAACATAATTTAATGTCAATATCCCACCGGACCAAACTAACACACCCATGCGTACAAAAGTACTAATAATAGCAGCTTGTTCTTCCTGATCGGGAAGAATAGCATCTTTTATCTTACCAAAAGCACCTTTCTTTTTCTCTTCCTTCTTATCCTCTTCTGGTTTTACTTCGTCAGGCATTATAGAAAAAAAGCAGGGCGCTTTTATTTATTAAAACTTAGGTGCAGCAGCTTGATCAGCAGGAGGTGCAAGTTCAGAAGCTCCAGTAGGGAGACTACCACCTAATCCACCACCAGCAGCACCAAGGCCACCCAATACACTCTCAGTCACAGACTCTACAATCGCGTCCTTATTAACAAGCACGTAACCAGCAGTCCCAACAACGGCAAGAGATACAACGCTAGACGCAATAGCAAGTACATTAACTACTTTTTGCATTTTCATTTCCAAACTATTTAACGGTATTATAGTATGCTTTAAAGTAACTGACAAGCCCCGAAGTAGATGGCATCCTGGTTGACCAATCCTCAGCACATTCATAAATTGATTTATTGGGATGAGTATTCCCAAAATTTTTAAGAAGAATGTTTAAAGTTTGTTCTCTTAGTTTTAATTGCTTTTCAGTCATTAGTAGGTTCGTGAGCAATAATGAGTTCTTCTTCCTTACCAGTCTCTAATATACAATCAGATGTAGGAGTGGCAACACATGATAAAATAAATCCATCTTCTAAATTTTTATCAGTAAGAAATTTCTGATCAACATGTTCAAGAGTACCTGATATTAATTTACAAGCACAGGTAGAACATGATCCCGTACGGCAATAAGATGGATTATGAACATGAAAAATGGCTTCCTCTGGTTCATAATAGAGGTTATTAATATCCCCATGTTTCTTTTTAACAGTAGTTTGAACACGAACTGTAGTCTCCTGTTCAATACCACTTTCTTCCGCAGCATCTAGGATAAATTGATCATCCTCACATTGAAAAGAGTCTTCACTGCCATCAGGACGGCGAAAAGTAATATTATAAGATGTCATCGATTAATACAATACTTCCTCTTGCTCTGTAAGTATAACACAATCTGATTGAGGATAGCAAACACATGTCAAAATGAAACCTTCCTTAATCTGATCGTCATCAAGGAATGACTGTTCCTCATTATCTACTTTACCTTCTAACAGTTTACCTGCACAAGAAGAGCATGCTCCTGCACGGCAAGAGTAGTTAAGATCTACTCCTTGTTCTTCAGCCGCATCAAGAATATACTGATCATCAGCACATTCGATTACATTTTCATCACCATCAGGTGACTTGAGAGTGATTGAATAGGATGCCATGAGTAATAATCCTTACGAGTCGTTGTATTTATTATACCTATATTATACCTAAAGATCCAGCAGTAATGCCAATTGTTAGCATACCCAAAAATTCCACCAAACTTGAATAGCCAGGTGGAATTGATAACATAGTATTATTTAAGAAAGTATTGAGCGCCATTGAAGTAAACGTATGCAGCAACAGATGATACAAAAATTAGTTGATACATTATGCACCAGTGGGAACGGTAACGGGTTGAGGTTGCATTACCCGTATCCCTTTACCCCCACCAAAATCATCATCGTCATCATCATTGAATCCACCACCAGCAGCAACATAAAATCCTAACAAGATAAGAACTGGTATAAAAGGAAATATTAATGCTATAGCTGGTGATACTGATTCGGTTGTAGTGATTAATTCACCCATTTGTTTTGGATCGGGGATAAAGTTACGAGTAATTATTTAGTTTTGTTAAGTTTTAGAACACACCTGGAATAACTGCACCGAATAAGATGTAGTTATGAACTAAGGCAAAGAAACCAATCATTGCCATACGGCCGTTTGTTAATTCTGCTTCTTTAGTCATTACAGTACTCCTGGAATAAGGTGTCCTGTGAATCCATAAGAAACAAATGCTGCTGTGCAACCAATAAGAGCTGCTGCACCATTTAATTTTTCTGCAATTTTAAAGTGCTCCTGATTGATGTCAGGTGTTTGTTGTGTAGATTTTTTCATTAGAATACTCCTGGAATAAGTTGTCCGGTGAACAGATAGGAAAGGCTTATAAACCAGAATCCCATCATTGCAGCACGTCCATTGGACCTCTGCCAGATTTCTAAATTTGTTGAGTCCATAGTTCTTTTCTTAGATTAAAGGGTTAGAAATGAGCATTAGAAAGAGACCTTTCAATGTTAAAATACGCCAGGTATGATTTGACCAGTTGTAACGTATGCGCCTATGGCAGCAACGAAACCGATCATAGCCCAACGTCCATTAGCCAATTCTGCTGCAGGAGCATACTCCTGATCCAATACCTCAATTTGAGGTTCAGATGCAAACATGTTTTGGCGGCCGCCGTCTTCTGTCGTAACAGTAGAAGATGAAGTCATTGTGTTCTGTTAAGAAACGTAACATAATTATATAGCAAATGTTAAATTTCTGTCAAGTATTAATACCTACTATGTTAGCATTTACAAATTGTTACAAATGAATTCTAATTGATTACCTTCTGTATCTCTTGTATAAAAGGAAATAGTACCATCTCTGTGCCTATAAGGTCTACAGCATTCAAATCCATCATCCATAAGTTCCTTCCACTTTTTCTTCAGTTCCTCATGACTCTTTAGATCTATAGCAAAATGAGGATCTGCTCTATTATATCCCGGCCCTAATAATGCTATTCCTTCCTCAAAATATGACCAATCATCACTCTCCCATTCACAATGAAATCCTAGTGCCATATAATATGCCACCGCACGATCCATATCTTTTACTCTAACAGCAACATGGCCTAACTTACCAATCATCTTCATCCTCCTGATTCATTTCTACCCACTCAGCATTATTCCTACAATATGCATTAGCATCTATCTGCATATGTAAATGAGCGGCTGTATGAATACCCTCAATGAATGCTAGTATCAACATTATCATTACTGGCATGATCCACAGAGGATGTCCTAGAATCTCACCCGTTTTTTTCATGGTAGGATTGCTTGTACAATATATGTAGATGGTAGTTTCCTATCGCCGCTAATCCTGAAACTACCAAAGGGGACTACCGCAGCCAGTATTTCTCTGGCACTATATTATAGCATAAAAAAAGGACTCCCGCAGGAGTCCTTTAGAGTTATCTGATTAATATCAGAACTTGTAAGTTAGACCCAACTTACCAGAGAAATCAACGATGTCGTCTCCGCTGGAGTCTTCGTTGGTGATACCAGAGATTTCACCATAGAGTCCAGTAGAATCAGCGATTTCATAAGTTACGCCAACCTTACCTGAGATTTC